AATGTCTTATTTTTAAAGTCCTGCCAAACGTCTAATGTCAATCACGTTATCACGTGGTTCCATTTCGACTAGTTTAGTAGCTTTATCTCCTGTGACTGCTTTCATACCCTCTGATAAAATAGTTTTACTTGTTCTATCAGTATTTGAGTTTGTTAGCACTGCGGGTAGATACTTGTTAAAAGAGATTTGCAAACGATCCGTTTGAACGCTTTCTAACAAATCACGCATTATAACTTTCTTTTCCTCATTTAGAGGTTTAAGTAGTTGATCCATTGTGGTTTTACGCTCAACAGATTCTTTAATAATACGAACTTCTTTCTCTTTATTTTCAATTAACTTCTTAGCATTATTAATTGTTTTAATAGACTCATTCAATTTAACATCTTTTTCAACTAATTTTTGCATTAGTCTACGTGTATCAGCCTTCTCATTTAAATGAGTTGAACTAAATTCACTTGCAAAAGATTCAAAAATACGACGGCCAAAATCGTTTTCACGAGCTGACTTAATATCTTCTTTCAATTGTCCGATTTCGCCCTTTAAATGTTTAGCGACTGTTGCATTTAAACGTTTACCACTTTCTGTTACGAAACGAGTTTTTAATGCTTCTAATTGTTGACGACCTTCAGCAACCAACTTAACTCTTGCTTCAACTACCGCTTGTTTGTCAGTAGAGAATTCTTTAATTTCTCTAGCAAGTGCATGAACAATAAATTGCTCTAACTTATTTTGACTTTCAAGTTGAATTTTACGATCATTGTGTAATTCTTTAACTTCTCTTGTAAGTGTATTAACAATAAATTGTTCTACCTTATTTTGATTTTCAAATTGAATTTTACGATCGGTACGTATTTCTTTAATTTCTTCTGATAATTTAGTTACCATAAAGTTATTAAATTTTGTTACGTTTTCATGTAATTTTTGTTGTGCTTTAACACGGTCTACGTTCATTGTTCGTTTTTCTTCCTGAAATTCTGCAATCTCAGTTGTCAAACTTTCGCTAATCATTTTATCTAGGGCTTCTACCATTGCTTCTTTGTCGTGCTCATAACGTTGTGCAAATTCTTCTCTTAACTCTGCACGTACTTGCTCGCGGGCTTCATTTAATTTAAATTCCCATGCTTCGTTTATAGCTTGGCTGGTTTCTTCATTAATAATTCCACTTTCAAGTAATGGTTTAATAGCATCAAACATGCTTAATTCCCCTTTTTAATTTTAAGATCCTTAATAAGACGAGTTACCTCTTCTTTTAAATATCTTTGTACTTTTTTGTCGTTTTGTGCATCTTTTACATTAGTCAAAACTTTATGACCATGTCTCATATTCATGAGACCTTCATAAATTGCTTTGGGGTATGCATTGGGTGCACTAGGTTGTGCGACAATATCCACAGTGACTATTTCAAAGTCACTAACCTTACCTGTTGCATCGTCAACGTTACCGCTGCCTCTGCTAGATACTCCTAGTTTAACACCACTTTCTAACATGGTACTAACTAATTGTCCCATTGGAGTTGGTAATATTTTAAGTTTACCAAAACCATTGGCTCCGTCTATCCACATTTGAGTAATCATATGTGACACACGGTCTAAATTAATTTTTAAATCATCTGGATGGTCTACTTCCCCTAATACGGAATATCCACCTTTAACTTGCTCATTAAGAGCATTAACTGCGGCTTCAATTTCGTCAATAGGGTAGACACGTTGATTAGCGTTTCTAACCCCACCTTGAATAAAGATACCTTTCATATAAAGGTTCTTTTTAGATCCTTCACCTTCACTCTCAACCACGATATTAGCGCGGTCAAAAGTTAGGTTTTCACGTAGATACAAAGCCATCTCAGTTTACCTTATCTTACAATCTTTTTAGTAGTCTTACGTGACTCTATAACAGATTTTTGATTAGCACCATCATCACCAGACTTTGGTTTAGGAGCTTTTTCACCTTTTTCAGAGAATGTTGATCCTGGAGCATTTTTATATTTACCTGGAATAGTTGCTGGAGCTTTTACTGTACCACCCTTACCACTGTCTACATAACCTTTGTTTAAGTTAGCAGCACTTGCACCATTACCATTAATACCTGGCTTACTTAATGATGGACTCTTTGTATTAGTGCCATTATCACCGTGTTTAACTGTTGGTACTTTTTGTAGTTGAACTGATTCTTCAACTTGTTCTTTGTCTTCTTCGTAATCAGATTCCATCGTATATTCTTCATCTACGTTAGGTTGTGCTGAATCGTCTGTGAAATCATTTTCTTCGCCTGGCTCGTCTGACTCTGACTCTGACTCTGACTCTGACTCTGACTCATCATGTTGACCCATCATTTGTTCAAACTCTGCCATTAATTCGTCTAGTTTGTCTTCTAAATCTACAACACGATCTTCAATATCATGTTCTGTTTGATTACCATCATTCTTAGCATCTGGATCTAATTCAATTTCATCTTCAGAATCAATGTCAGAAAATTCATCTTCTTCTTCATTCATTCCAACATGCTCTGCATCAATTTCGTCAAGCAAGTTGCCCACTTCATCTAGGTTGCCTTCGTCTTGCATTTCCATGTTTTCGTCTACTTTTTCTTCGTCTTCTTCTTCCATCAAATCTTCATAAATTTGACGGCTTTTTTCAACTACGATATCGTGAAATAACGCACGTGCTTGTTCTTCGTTCTCATTGATAATTAATTCAATAAGTTTTTCAAATTTTTTGTTGTCCATTAGTATTCTCCTGAGTTGAATGGCTTTGTAGTTTTATTTATTGACTATCTAGGAAAACATAACAATAAGTATGCATTTTTTGCGTTTATTGCAAAAATATGTCTATTTTTAATTATAAACCGGGCATGCCGCCGGCTTCTGAACTTGCAGGAGTATATTGTTTACGTATTTTTTTAAGATTGTTAGCATGTTCAAAGTTACGAACATCTAGCATTTTGCGCAGTTTTCTAATCTGACGTAGGATCAGTTTGGTATTACGACTTTGTTTCCATTTGATTTTGCTGTTGTCTGCCCCGGTATCTTGATACCCTGGTTCGGCTTTATCGTACATTTCATTAAGTCGCATAGTCTATTATTTATCAATTACATTGGAGGTCCGGGGGTAGCACTACCTCCGGCAGCACCTGCAGGCATGGTTTCTGGTCCACCAACTGCAACACCCTGTTCAGGTTCCACTTGACCTTCCATGTCTTCTCCGCCTTCCATGCCCTCTGCAGTATCTCCATCAGCTTCAATATCACCCTGATTGATACCAATACTACGTAAGTCACTGCCCTTGGTTTCACTATCTTCTGGTTTCTCACGTTCTTCAAACCAGGCTTTGCTATTTTCTTCAATCTCTTCCTTGGTAAGTCCCAAGAAGCGTTCCATTGCAAAACGTTTAGAAATATATGGAAATGCCTCCATTGCTTGAAATACCGTAACTCTAGCAGTATCTAATTCACTTTGACGATAAGCAGCAAAGTTTTGTGGTGGATTAAACTTGATATCAAACAAACCCGAATCAATATTGAATCCTCTCCAACGCATAAACAGTTTGAATTCTTCATTCAATTTTTTGCCAATATAGTTTTGCAATCTTTCGCAATACTGATTGAATCTGAACTCTTGTATCATGGCAGTTCCAACTCTACCATCATTCATGGGGGTTGGACTGTCTTCTGGTCCCTGTGGTAAATAACTGCTTGGTACACGTAGTCCACGTGCCAGTCTGTTGTTGAAATAGCGCAAGTCATCAATCTCGCCCAAATTCTGTCCACCGGCCAGTGTGGTTACATCTGACCCACGTCCACCTTCACCTACTGGAAAAAAGTAGTCCTCATTCATTGATAGGGGTGAATATGCTGCATCCGTCATTCCTCCGCCACCTCCCACGCTGGGAATACGTCTTTGGTGAATCTCGTTTTTGATTCTGTCAACAAAAGCCATGGCCATGTGTGCTGGCATGTTGCCCACATCAATCTTGAATACTCTGCGTTCTGGAGCACGTTGTACACGATAGATAAGAACTGCATCTTCAAGCAATTCTTTTTGTTTGTACACTTTAAATATGTTCTCTAGCACACTCTGTCCAAAAGGCCAGAATCTGTCCAGTCCTTCAGTTAAACTCAGATGCACCACGTGTTTGGCGTCAACAGCCGCTTCACTGATACCTAGATTGAATCTACTACCTGCTGTTCCGTTTGGCATACTGGGCACTGTATACCCTGCGCCACTGGGCCCACCGCCACCGGTTCCACCAAATCCTGTGCTTGGATTGGCAGCAAAATCTGTGCTAGTTTTTTCAGCAATACTTAAATTTTCTAAATTTGGATTGATATCCTTGATCACATACTGCTCGGGTTCTTTTCCCTTACTTTCATTAACAATAACACGTGTTACCTTGGTCATATCTATCCAATAGAGTTTGAAATCTTCTGGATCACGCACAAACATCTGGTCTCCATACTTGATGGTATTACGAAAAATCTTAAACACTCTGGTGTCAAATTCATTTAGTTTACACCACTGTTGTAGTTGTTTTTTAATCAATTCTACTTCATGTGGAGTTGGATCTTCATTGAAATTGATTTCAAACGGTGTTTTATTTTGTTCATTTAACTGCGTACTAAACTCAGCAATAATATCCAAACATGCGTTAACTTCAGCATCAATGTCCATCATCTCATATTGATTGTATCGCTCAATGCGATTTGGATGCCCTGTATATACTTCAGGCAATCGGTTTTGATAGTTTTTATATCCAAAATCTGCGTTATTTTTGTTTTTTATACCACCAATTGAGTTGGTTGGATTCTCGTCATTTGGGTCATTCCACGCACCGGTGTTACTATTAAAACCCGAAATAGGGCTTAGTGATCCAGTTTTGTTGGTAAAACGTTTTTTATATGTAGCCATAGCTATATTTATCGTTTAAGCTCTGGCATGAGTTAAATGTTCGTCTTGTATGTTTTTAGATTTGTTAGAAATATCTATTAACGTATCCATTCTGTCTATCATGGTATTAAAAGTACTGATTAGTGCGTTAGTATCTATTTCTTGTTTTGGCATTTCAATAGGGGCAACTTCGGTAACTTTTGATTGTGTTGCTTGTTGTTTTTGTTCTTCTACTATTTTGGTAAGAGATGCTACTGCATTTTTTACCCCATCGCTCATGGTATCCATAACAGATTGCAATCCAGACTTGTTGATTGCAAACATATTGTTCATATCTTCAGTACTTTTTGGGATATTAATATCTGCGATACTATTAAATTTTACTAGACTTTCTGATAGTTTTCCAGTTGTGTCATTGTTTTTTGACATACTAGCATCAAACATGCTGGTAAATTTAGCAAAATCATCAGTTGATTTTATATCTTCTTTTGGTTTCTGAATGTTGTTTTGTACAGAATTATTAAACTTATCTAGTGTATCATTTATAACTTTAGAATTGTCTGTCGAAGTTTGAGTAGTTATAGTATTAAATTTAACAAAAGCCTCATTAAATTTATTGCCAGTATCAGTTGCCGTTTGAGTTGATAATTTAGTAACATTACCAAACTGTGAAATCATATCATTAAATTTAGGTATGTCTTCAAGCGATCCACTTTGTTTTTGTCCACTTATATTAGTTAATTTATCTAGTGCATCAGCAACAGATGGTTGTTGACCAATGGCATCAATCTTTTTACCAGTGTTAGAAAAGAATGCATCAAATGCTTTTGTATCCTCGGCATTGAGTATTCTTTCTTTTCCATGCATTGTAACTGGATACCCATCTTCAGGTCCATCAAACAACCCACCTAATTTTCCTTGTGGATTATGTTCTACATCTATGTTTTTTACAGCATCGCTAACTTTGTTACCTGAGTGAAGTCGTATACTAGCACTATCTACTTTATTAGACATTAATTTATAAACTTCAGCTACCGTTCTTTCCACTCCCTGTTTATCATAAAATATATCATGGTTACGTGCAAGCGCATCAGAGCCAACAACAGATGATGCTTTG